CCCTCATGCACTAGGATATACTATCCCAATGCAAACCACCTGTAGTAGAGCTTTGACGCTACAGGACGTCCGTCGAGATCTAGTGATCTCCCTACCCCCAGAAGGGATCGGGCTCGAGCTCGCTTTGCAGCGCGTTCGACTTCCAGCAACGCCAGAGGGCCTAGGCCCCCTGTGTTGGTGTGGAGACTCTTCATCAGAGTGCCGTCGTCGGTGGCGCGGTTCTCCCGGTACGAGTATACAGGCTTAAGTGCCCATACCTCGGACCGTTGGAGGGCCGCGTTCCAACGAATCTTCGATCCTTCTTCTGAGGTTCCAGGAGCGAACCAGAGACCAATCACGTCTGTGCCTTCTGGCACATAAGTGAGGCCGCATCGGCGAGTGAGATACTCGTCGATACCCTGGACAGTACGGCAGTTGCCGAACTTGGCCCAGATCTGATTCCGAAATGACGTTAGCGACGTCACTTCGTCAACCTCTCCGCGATTGAGCGGAATGCGGCGCCTCATGTACGTGGGAGTTACATCCCCACCATCATAGGCGTCCATACCACATGATTCTCGGAACTTCCCCGAAAGGAAACTCTTCGAACGATTGACCTTGAGTCCAACGGACTCCAAATCATCCATCACGGTTTGGGCGTGCTCAACAGGGACTAGTATGTCATCCCCGTAAACACTCAACCCGTGACCCCTCTTCCCAAGACGACGAATCGTCTTGGGCCGGAAGTCACCAGTGCGTCGACATATGCTGGTAACCACCAGCGCCGTGAAGACCATGGCCTCCACAGGGAACGTCAACGCAGAGCCCATCGAGGCGAACTTATTAAGCAAGACAAGTTCACCTCCAGGCAACTGCACGAACGGAGATCGCGAAAGCCTCAGGTATCGCAGGAAACTCGGGTTGAACCCGAACAACTGCTCCACCAAGGCCAGCGAGACTCTGTCTGAGGCATCGGACAAGTCGATCGTGGCATTCCTGCCACTGATCGATGACTCCAACGCCATCTCCCGATTCGTTGTCTGCTCAATAAATGAGCAAACGCTGTGCTCACGCTCCAAGCTATCACGAAGATTAATCATGAGAGCCTGTTGCATGAACTGGTTGTAGCTCGCCTCGATGCAAATGAGGCGTGGCTTCTCAGCGGTCTTTGGGACCGCCTCCAACCGCGCAGGGACCATGCCATACTCTGGCGGCCTCTGCGACAGGGATTCCCAACTAGGGCGAAATGACTCCGCCCCGACAAGGGAATCCGCGCTTACCGAAATGGAACCGAAATCCCATCGACTGTTAGCGCCGAATCGTTCTGATACAGCTCCAGGACCATGCCGCCCCACAAGGGGGTCGGTCATGGCCGAACCAATAACCCGCCCAAAGAGTATCTGGGCAACCATTGGTGCGTAAGGATCGAGGCTAGCCTTTATGGCCGACCGAGAGGGAAGTTCAGCATCAAGCTGCACCCACTTCTCAATCGACGCCTCGACGCGGTCAGCTTCGCAGACCTCGAACACCTTCTTGAAGGTGCGCGAGATCTGACGTAGCCAACGTATCGCGTTTACGCTGGGAGAGTCAAGCAACACTCCGTCACGATCGAAGATCCTGCTCCAGAGATCCCGAAGGAACTCTGGATAGGCACATCGCGCGCGCCACCCTATGAATTCAGGGAGCACGCCGTCTCTCAAACCCGCAAGAAGCAGGTCGTCGAGACGAGGCAATGTGATAGAAATGAAGGGTTCGCCCTCATTCTCATATCTCGATCGCAACGTGACAATGTCACGTGACGGGTCGAATCCCAAGGAGTCTGCTGCATCCAGCAGCAGGGTCTCCAGGAGAACTACTTGGCTTTTCATTCCGTCCCCTTTCTGGGGTCTCGGGATCCAAGCCATCGTGAATCAATGAGGTCGGGGAATTACTCCTAGGCGGATGCCGAAGAGCGCCGACCCAAGAAAGCTCCTGCGAGTGCGCCGATTGCGAAACCGGTGGCACCCATAAGGAGGATGATGGATACGTAAAGAATCGTCTCCATCTTTCTTGTCAGTTCTCACCAGCCGCGAGCTTCTTCAAGTTCGCGTTGGTGGAAGCAGTCTCCCATGTGTTGAGTGCGACTTCAGCGGCCTCGATATCGGCGTCGGTAATCCCAGTGATGGGACGATCGAACGTCTTCGAGACCATGTAGCCCTGAACGGTCACGAGCCCCGTGAGGGGATCGGTCACGTTCTTCTTCACATAGAGCCTTGCCACGTTCCGACGGCGCTTTGCGGTGCCGCGGGGATCGAGGGTGAGCTCAATGGTGCCATCTGCCGACTTGAACGAACCGACCGTCGTACCCGTGAGGATACGAACGAGCGGCGTCGTCGTGCCGGAGATGGTGATTGACTGCGGATCATTGAATGCCACGATGGGCTCCTACTCTGTGTGGGTGTGCCTGGGAGGTTCCCAGGCCGGATACACCCTGTTGAATTGTTGTGAAGTTGATGTTCAGTTGTTATTCAATTGTTCATCAACGGTGCCGGGCAAGCCCGAGCGCGATGAGGATCGCGAACTGAGGAGAA